TGGTTACTTCCTACACCCCGATTTCGGGTTCTGTTGGTGACCTGGCTACCTTCTCTGTGACTTGGCCTGTGGCTGGCACTGTGACTAGGGCTACTGCGTAAAGATGGCAACGAATCTACGCATCGTTTCGGTTGATGATTCGACTAGGGATGTTCGCATTATTGCGGCTGACCTGATCGCTTTCGAACTGGAACACGAAATTCCTGCTAGCAAGATTGAATCGTTCAAGCATATGTGTTGGTTGGCGTGGAAGGCTGAAACTCGCGCCACTAAGTCTGCTGCCACTTTTGATGAGTGGTTGCAGGATGTTGATTCTGTGACGGACACTAACGACCCAAAAGTTTCGTAGCTTTAGGGGATAAAAGCGAACATTGGTTCATCGCTTCTTTGGCGGTTGCTACCGGTATTGCGCCAAGTGTTTTGTTGCAGGAAAGTGACCGGATGCTTTACACGATGGCGATGGCGTTGAAGGCGCAGAATAGTCAGCAGTAAAAGATTTACCCCCCACCGATGTTGATGGGGGGTTTCTTTTTATTGCTGGTTAGTTTGGAACAGGAATTTTGACTTTGTTTAGTCCGGTGATCATTGATGCTGGAAGGTTTCGGCAAGATTCGTAGATGAGTTCTTGCAACACTTCGGTGGTCATTAGTGGCACTGATGCGAGTTTGTTTAGTGCTTCGGTGAGTTCCTGGTTGCCACCAAATTGGTAGGCTTCACGCAACTCATCAATTCCACAGAAAATGACTTCGTTGGTGTAGTAGCCCTTTTCCATCAGCTTTGCGCTGTTTTCTTTTTGCCATTCTTCAACTACCTTGCTTCGTTCGGGGCGTGGGTTGAATAGTTGGTCAAGTTCTTCCCAAAGCTCATCGAACACATCCAATGGGTGAAGCCCGTATTCAAAAAATTTGTGGGCGTTGGCCTTCTGCCACTGATCGTAAGCATCCCATTGTTCGGGGGTGCGGTCACCAAATTCGATTGGTTTGATAACTGCTTTGTATTCGTTGAGTAGTTTCTCTAAAGTAGCCATTTGTTTTCCTATCTGTCGGCTTAAGGAAAGTCTAAATGATTTGCGCCTTGTTGTGGGGCATTTTCATAACATTTCGGTAAAGGTAGAATTGATGTATGGCTGATTTCGATGTGTATGTTCCGCGCGTTCGTAATGATCGCGGAATTGTCGGGGTTGGTGCAGGTGATTTTCTTGCCAGTGATGTTAGGGCGATTCAGCGTAAGTTGAAAGAAATTGACCCTGAGCTTCGGCGTGAGTTTGTGCGTGAAGCGAAGGCTGTTGGGCGTGAAGCTGAAAGCATTGTGAAACCGGCTTTGCCTACTGTTGCGCCTTTGTCGGGTATGAATACTCGCGGTGCTTATGGTTGGAACAATCAGGAACGCAAAGGCAAAAGGATTGCGCCGAACAAAACCGAAGTTCGGTTTAGGACTGCAAGCGGTGGCAATACTCGCGGTCAGGTGACCAGCCTGGTTTCGGTTCGTGTTGTTGCCCCGATGACTGTGATCAGCGACATTGCTGGTAGGTCGGGTTCTTGGGTTGGCAAGGGTTATAAGGGTTCAGGTTATTCGCGCCCTTACACCGACAAGTTTGGGAACATTCGTAGGCACAAACTGAATGGTCAGGGTCAGGCGATGATTAGTGGTTTGGGTGGTCGCGGTTCGCGGTTTGCTTGGCCATCTATCGAAGGTAAAAAAGCAAATCTTGAAACAAAAGTTCGCGCTGTTGTTGCCAAGTATGAAGCAATTGCGAACAGGAAGTTTAACTAATGGCTATTATTCTGCCCATTGCCACCAAGTTTAATGATGCTGGCATTAAGAAGGCTCAATCATCTTTTGGTGGTTTGGGTGGTTCGATTAAGAAGCTTGCTGGTGCTGCTGCTGGTATTGCGGCGGTTTCGATGGCAATCAAGGGAATTGGTGATTCGGTCAAGGCTGCTGCTGATGATGCGAAGTCGCAGAAGATTCTTGCTGATCAGTTGAAGCGCACTACTAATGCGACTAAGGAACAGATTGCGGCGAGTGAGCAGTTTGTTAGTGCGCTTAGTCTGCAAACCGGTGTTCTTGACGATACGCTTCGACCAGCCCTAACTAATGCGGTGCGTGGCACAGGTTCGTTGGCTGAAGGTCAAAAGCTTTTGAAAATTGCCCTTGATGGTGCTGCCGCTTCGGGTAAGCCTGTTGAAGCAGTTATGAACGCTTTGATTAAAGCGAACAACGGAAACACAACTGCGCTTTACAAACTCGCGCCTGAGTTGAAAAAAACAAAGGGCGGTTTGGATGAATACGCCGCTTCGGTGAAGGGTGCTGCTGAAGCATCAGCGAACCCGTTTGATCGTTTCAATGTTGCAATGAATGAACTCAAAGAAACCATTGGGGCTGCTTTATTACCGGTCATTAACAATTTGGCCACCGCGCTGATGCCAATTATTCAGCAGGTTGCACCATTGCTGGCTTCAGCTATTAGTGCGCTTCAACCTATTTTTAATGCAATCATTGCTGTGTTGCCTGGTTTGATGACTGCAATGAAACCCATCATTGATGTGATTGGTTTGTTGGCTGGCACACTTGGTCAAATTTTGGGTTCTGCGATACAGGCGTTGATTCCTGTGATCATTACTGTGGCAAACATTATGAGTAAGGTTCTTGGAATAGTTCTGCCAATTATTCAACAATATTTCGCGCAAATGTTGCCTGTGATTATGCCTTTCATTGATGCGTTGCTTCAAATCGTTGCCGCAATCTTGCCGATGCTTGCACCAATAATGCAGTTATCGATGGCCTTTATGCCATTGATTACTTCAATCCTTCCACCACTAACTCAGTTGCTTTTATCGTTAGTGCCAATCATCACATTGATTGCCAACCTATTCACCACTTTGATGATGCCCGTCATTGATATCATTGCCACGCTTGCAAAGTGGCTTGGCGAAATATTAGCTGAACGCATCAACTTCATTGTTGGCATTGTTAATGGTTTGATGCCTGTGTTCAAAACTGTGTTTGGTTTTATCGGTGGCTTTATTTCAGGCATATTCAATGGCGTAATCGAAGGATTCAAGGGTTTTGTGAATACGCTGATTGATGGAATCAACACAATCATCGGCGGTTTGAACGGTGTTCTTGAAGGTGTGAAGTGGGCTTCGGGTGGCACTATTGATTTGGTCATTCCTAAGATTCCAAAACTTGCTGAAGGTGGCATTGTGATGCCTTCACCTGGTGGTTCGATTGTGAATGTTGCGGAAGCCGGTCAGCCTGAAGCGATTATTCCGTTGAACAAACTTGGTTCTATGGGTGGCGGTAGCACGATCAATATCACTGTGAATGCTGGTGCTGGTGCGAACGGTGGCCAAATTGGAACTGAGATTGTGAATGCAATCAAAGCTTATGAGCGTTCGAATGGTAAAGGTTGGCGTTCGTGACTTCACCAGTTAGCAAAGTTGAGTTTGGTTTCACACAGTCTAGTTATGGTGTTTTTGTTTATCAGGATGTGACTGCTTATGTGCGGTCGGTTGATGTTTCGCGTGGGTTGTCGCGTGATTTGGATGCGTTTAGTGCTGGCAGTTGCACAGTGGTTTTGGATAACCGCGACAGGGCGTTTGACCCGTCTTACAGTTCGTCACCTTATTATGGCGAAGTAAAACCGCAGGCGGCTGTCAGGATTACTGCTGGTGGTGTTGTTGTTTTCACCGGTTACATTGATTCTTGGTCGTTTGATTATTCAATTGTGGGTGATCAAACCGCTTCTTTTACTGCACTTGATGGCACTACCCGTATTGCTTCGGCGGTTGTTCCACCACAAACTTTTTCGTCACAATACGCTGGCGCAAGGATTGGTTCGGTTGCTGCTTCAACTGCGGTTGGTTGGACTGGTGGCACTGTGTTGGATGTTGGGCAGTATGTGTTGGGTGGCGATACTGTTGGTGATGATGTTTCGGCGTGGGATTACATTCAGCAGGTTGCGAAAGCTGATGGTGGTGCGGCTTACATTTCGGGTGCTGGTGAGTTGGTTTTCAAGTCGGGTGCGACTAGCGATTTTCCTTCTACTCGCACAACGAACCGTTACAACCTTTGCAAAGTGCCTGGTTTTGAATCGGCAACTATTACGGGTTGGACTGGAACACGAAGCTCAACTGTGGCTTATAAGGGTTCTTGGTCGTTGCAGGGAACGAACACAACTGACTGGTATTCGATTAGCCCTTTCACCCCTGAAAACATTTATGGTGTGAAGTTCAGTGATGCCACACAGACTTGGACTGCTAATGTTCCTTACACTGTGTCGGTTTATGTGCGTTCAACTGTTACACAAACGGTGACTTTGAATGCTGGTTTCAAAAAGACTACTTCACCGCAGGCTGTTGATCTTTACACTTCTTCGCAAACTGTGACCGCGAACACTTGGACTAGGTTGAGCGTGACTACAACGAAGGTGAATGGCACAGCTTTGAACCTGTCGGTGGAAGCGGCGAGTGCAACTATTTATGTTGATGCGATCCTGATTGAGCAGACTTCGGCGTTGAATGAGTTTTTTGATGGCACTTATGGGCCGACTGATACTGCAACTGTTGATTACTCGCAGGTTTGGGATGGCACAACAAATGTTTCGACCAGCACTTTGACGATTGTTACTACTTATCCGCCGAACTCTACTGATTCGGCTGTGTTGAGTGATGCTGGTGGCACAGCAATCCCTTACACCGGCATTTCTGTTGAGTATGGCAGTGAGTTGAATTACAACAAAACGATTGTGTTGCGTGCCGCGACTGGCACTGGTGGCACTGCGGTGAATTTGGCTAATGGCACAGCTTACGGGATTAGGGTTTTCACTGATGACCAGTCGTTAATCGGTAGTGATGCTGATGCACAGAATTTGGCGAACTATTATTTGGGTGCGTTTGACGAACCTGAGTTGCGTGTTCAGTCTGTGCGGATAGATTTACACGCCCTTGATGGTAACGATCAGGAAACCGTTTTAACTAAGGACATTTGGGATTCGGCGCAGGTGACTTTCACACCTGGTGGGGTTGGTTCGGCTACGGTCACGAATGGCAAAATCATTGGTGTGAAGCACACGATTGGTATTGACCGTCATTCGGTTGAGTGGAATCTTGGCACTTGGGGTAACAAGTTCCGTTTGGATTCGACCTTGTTGGGTGTTCTTGACCAAAATGTTTTGGGTTACTGATGCCCTGTAAAATTGAAGTAAAGAAGGACTAATTATGGCTGGTGCAGGTTACAAAAGCTTTACCGGTGGCGCGGTTTTGGGTGCTACCGAAGTAAATACCTACCTGATGCAACAAAGCGTTATGGTGTTTGCGACTACTTCGGCGCGTTCGTCAGCGATCACCGCACCTTCGACTGGAATGCTGACTTTCATTACTGGCACAAAAACTATTGAGCTTTATGACGGTTCGGCTTGGACAATCATTGGTGGTGGCGATTCCAGCAACTACCCAAATCAGGCTGCTTTGACTGTTGGTGGTTATACTCGCCCAACACCTTTTGCGATTTCGGCTGGCACAGCATCAATCACTGGTAACGGAACTGTGACGATTGGTGGAACTGGTCGTTTTACTCAAACCCCGATTATCACGCTCAGTATTGCTTCGAACTCAAGCAACCGCACATCAGTGACTTATGCTGCTACCGCGACACCGCTGACCACAATCACCGCTTATGTTTGGACTGGAACAAGCGCGGCAACTGTGGCGGCTACTGTGAATTTTATTGCTGTTCAAATGACTTCGGCTTCTGCTTCGAATGTGGGTTCATAAAATGGAAGAACTAAAAGTTTTGGTTATGGCCACTTGCCACACTGAAGGCTGTTCGATGGCTGATGATCCTATTCCTTGTGGCAACCCGATGCCGAACATTTATTGTGGTGGTTGTGGTGTTGAAATCACCGACAAAGTGACTGCTGAGTTGCCTAATGGATGAGCAAATTCCGGCTTGGGCGATTGAGCTGATTAAGCAGGTTGAACGCCTGAACGAAAAAATCCCAACTCACATTGAGTGGGTTGAACGCAACATTCGTGATCACGAAACTCGTTTGCGCCAGTTGGAACAGTTCAAGTGGGTTTTGGTTGGTATTAGTTTGGCTTCTGGTGGTTTGGCTGCTGGTTTGATGAAAGTGTTTGGTGTTTGATGTTTCAGTTCCCTGTTGATGGCGCACCTGGTAAGGCGTGGAAGGTTACTAGCCCGTTTGGTTGGCGCACCCACCCGACCAGCGGTAAGCAGTCGCACCATAATGGTGTGGATATTTGGGCTTCCCCGAATGTTTATAACGAAGCGTTCGCTAAGGGTGTGGTTTTGTTTGCAGGGCCTTCGAAGCAGGTTAAGGCTGATGGCAGTGTTGGTGGGTTTGGTTACCACTGCATTATTCGTCACAACATTGATGGTGAGCTTTACACTTCGGTTTATGCCCATATGGTTGAAGGCACTTTGAAGGTGAAGAAGGGCGACAAGGTTGTTGCTGGCACTGTTCTTGGTCGAATGGGTGCGAGTGGCGATGTAACCGGTAAGCACTTGCATTTTGAGATTTGTAAGGGCAAAAACTATAAGTGGTCGGCTGATGGGTCAGGGTTTGTTGATCCTATGGCGTTCATCAAAGCTTTGATTGCGCGTGAGCAGGTTGTGAAGTCTGCACCGCACCCGACCCCTGTTCCAAAAGTTGAACCTACGCCTGTTAAGAAAAAGGTGAAGTAAATGCGTGAGCGTTTCGAAGAAGTGTTGAATGTTTTGGGTGCGCTGGTTTGGCGTGGCTTTGGTTTGTTCCTGTTCATTTTGGG